TTTAGACGCAACATATTTTTAGATATGCTGATGGATGGAAATGCTTTTATATACTTTGATGGCGCAAGTTTATATCACTTACCTGCAGAGAATGTTACAATTCACCCAGATAAGAAAACTTTTATCAAAGGGTATGATTATAACGGAACTAAATACAAACCTGATGAGATTATACATATTCAAGATAACTCATCAGATTCAATATATCGAGGTAAGTCAAGATTAAGCTCAGCTAAACGCTCAATCAACTTGTTATACGATATGAAAGACTTCCAGATGAACTTCTTCAAAAATGGAGCAGTTCCTGGCTTAGTACTAAAGACACCAAATACTCTTAGTGCTAAAGTAAAAGACAGACTAATTAATTCTTGGGCACAGAAGTACAACCCTAAGAGCGGAGGCAGAAGGCCTTTGGTTTTAGACGGGGGTATAGAGATAGACAATATCTCTAATGTGGATTTCAAGAAGTTAGACTTTGAGGATTCAGTAACTAATTTAGAGAGTACTATTTTAAAAGTTATTGGAATCCCACCAATTTTAATGGATGGGGGTAATAATGCAAACATTAGACCCAACCAGAAATTAATGTATCAAGAGACCGTTCTACCTTTAGTTAGAAAACTGATTAGTGGTTTAGAGCGATATTTTGGTTATGACCTTGCAGCAGCACTAGAAGACCTCTCGCCCTTACAGGCAGAGTTAGACGAAAAAGCAAGATACTACAGCACTTTAGTTAACGGCGGAGTACTTACTCCAAATGAAGCTAGAGACGCNTTAAGATTAGAGAAGATAGAAGGTCATGATGACATACGCATCCCGGCAAATATTGCGGGAAGCGCAAGCAACCCTTCTGAGGGCGGAAGACCTCAGGGAAACGAGGAAAATGATGAATAAAAAGTTTGAAATTAACTCATTGTTTGATGTGGTAGAGAAGGACGGTAAGTCTGATACTCTAACAATCAAAGGTTACGCAAATACTGTTTCCAAAGACCGATCTGGCGATGTAATCGTTAAGGAAGCTTGGGAAAAGGGTGGTATGGATGATTATCTAAAAAACCCTATTATCCTTGCTTTCCATGACTATTCACGCCCGGTAGGTACCACTGTTGATTACAATGTAACTGACAAGGGACTGGAAATTGTTGCAGAAATTAGTAAAGCTGCAGGTGAAGTGTATAACCTAATCAAAGATGGCGTTTTAAAAACATTTAGCGTTGGTTTTAGCATCAAAGATGCGGACTATGAGAAGGACGTAGATACGTTTTTCATTAAAGATTTATCTTTATATGAAATTAGTGTAGTATCTGTGCCCGCTAATCAAGACTCTACTTTCTCTTTAGCAAAGTCGTTTGAAAATGTAGATGAGTATAACTCATTTAAGCAATCATACGAAATTGTAGAAGCAAAAGAAGATTCAAAAAAGGAAGAGAAGGAACCTTCTCAGGATAACATTCTTAAGGAAATTAATATGGATAAGAAAGAACTACAGGATATGATGGCTAAGTCTGCTACAGCAGCATTAGACTCATACAAAGCTGAAGTTGCTGAGAAGGCTGAGAAGTCTGCAGCAGAAGCTACACTTAAATCAATTGAAATGGGTAAAACCAAAGCAGAGAAAACTGCCGAGGCTTTAGAAGCTAAAATTAAAGCAGATGGAGATAANTACTCTAAAGCAATCTCTGAAATGTCAGATGAACTTGCATCTGCTAAAGACGAGATGGCTGCTATGCAGAAATCTAAGATGCAATTCTCAGAAGCTGGATCAGATGCTCCTTCTGCAGATGAGTTAAACTCTGCATTCATTACTGCTAAGATCTTAGGAAAGTCTATCGATCAAACAGAAGTTGGTAAGAAACTAATCGAAAAAGCTACGCGTTTCTCTGACACTGATTGGGAAACTACTTGGAACTCTACAATTTTTGAAGGAATTCAAAATCGTGTTGTAGTTGAGCCACAGTTCCAATCAATTGCTATGAATGCACGTGTTATGAACTTCCCGTTCAATCCAGACACAGGTGCAGATGCTACATGGGTAGCAGGTGGATCGCTTAATGATGGTGATNCAGTTGGTACAGCATTTAATGATGCTTCTTCAGGAACTACACAAGCGCACGGCTTAACAGAGGTCACACTGACTGCTTCTAAGCTAGCGACTCGTGAGTACATTGGTTACGAAGAAGAAGAGGATGCATTAATCCCAGTTGCTGGTATCGTTCGTGATGCTATCATCCGTCGTATGGCTCGTACATCTGACGCTTCTATCTTAGGTACAGGTGTTGCAGCTCCATTTACAGAGCTTGAAGAGTTAGCTGGTGGCCATGCTNGTAATACAGTAACTACTGGTTCTGCTNCAGACTTAGTTTCTGTTGCTGAAATCTTAACTGCTCGTAAGAACATGGGTCAGTGGGGAATGAATCCTGCAGATTTAGTTGTATTCTTGTCTCAAGCAGCGTACTACGGTTTACTAGATGCAACTGAGGTTACTACAGTAGATAAGTACGGTGATAACGCTACAATTAAAGCTGGTGAGTTAGGTAAACTATGGGGNATGTCTTTAGTTGTTTCTGATGCTTTCGAAGCAACAGCTACAGGTAAAGCACAAGGAATTATTGTTAACCCTAATAATTACTTAGTAGGTAACTACCGCAACATGACAGTTGAGACAGCTACAGATGTAGTTGCACAACAGAAGGCTATGGTTGCAACCCGTCGCTTTGGCTTTATAGCTAAAGAGGCTGGAGCAGCTAATAAGGCTTCAATGGCGTTAATTAAGTTCGGCTAATACTGACTTAACTAATAGTTGATATAAAACTGGTTAGGGTAATGCCTAGCCGGTTTTTATAAGTGAATTAAGGAATTGAAATGGCAGATTTATACACAGTTAGTGAGTACAAAGCATATGCTGGTATTAATAGCACTACTCGCGACGCAGAAATAAATCTATTAAGAAGCCAAATTAGTGCACTTATAAAAACCTACTGTGGGCGTAGTTTCATAGATAACTACAGCACAGCAAAGACAGAATACTTCGACACTACCGGTGGCGATACTTCTGTTTTCCCAACTGAACTACCTATCGTAGAAGTAGTACAGTTATTTGAGCGTAAAAACTCAAAGACAGATAAAACAACTGTCGAAAACAACCACGCAGATAGTAATAATTACTATCTCTTAGAATCAGGTACTGCACAATGTACTATTTCTTCTAATACTACTGAATCGACTTGTATTAATAATGACACTTTCACAGGGTCAGGCTTAAATGATCTAACAATCACTGGATACAACGCAAATACGTCGTCAGGTGAGATTGGACGTAGCTATAAAGTACAAATTGATGGTACAGGAACTCCAGACACGTTTAAATGGTCTCGTGATGGAGGGAATAATTGGAAAGAAACGACTGTAGCAATAACAGGTTCTAGTCAAACTTTAGAGGGCGACATAGCTGTAACTTTTGCAGCCACTACTGGACATACGAGCGGAAATGCATGGGCATTTACGTCTGAGAGATGGACCGGTGAATGTAGTGATACATCTTATACAACACAAGCAACTTGCGAGTCAGCAGCAGAATTTTGGACTGCAGACAGACAATATGAAATAGATGCTGAAGGACAAGAAATTACTAGAAATATTATTAGTTTCCCTAAAGGCCCTAAATCTGTAAAACTTGTGTATAAAGGTGGGTTCTCCTCTACTCCAGCAGAATTGAAGCTAGCTTGCTACGATTTGACTACNTANTANNTNAAGAAAGAATCAACTCCAGCAAAGTCTATGCCAGGCTCGGATATTAAAAATATCTCACGCAGCCAGTCGCTTCACTCTGAATTCCCNCCACACATAAAACGTATCCTGGAGCATTATAGGCATATTAGCTAATGAGCAGCGCAAAGTTTAAAGCATTTATAGAGAAGGAACTAATCCCTGTCATTAAGAAGGACCTAAGGTCCGAGCTAAACACCCTTACTCAGTATATAAGATTTCCCCCTCACAGAGTGTTGACAGGCATGCTGAGATCCTACTACGGTATTACGGACGACAAATTAGTAAAGTCAATGGCAAGCTTTATACTGAAGGACTTAAAGTCTAACTCCCCTAAGAGTATAGTAAAGTCTAAGATTGGAGGTAAAGTAGTATACATGGTAGAAGCCACTAAGTCTGGTAGAGATAACTATGCCGTATTGAAGAAATGGAAAACTTCCATGTCAGGCAGGTTCGCTAGTACCTTTAAGAAACAGATACAAGTAGTGTCCTCTACAGAAACAAAAACAGACCAGAATACGGGCAAGACTAGTGAATCCTCAAAAACAGAATGGAACCTGGGAGGCAGTAAGAACTTTAAGCCTGTAAGTCAGTTTCTAGTATTAGGGCACGGAGGGCAAGGCACAATTGCTGCAGTAGGCCATAGGACTATCAGAGCCATGTCCTTGACTCAGAACAGTGGGATGACCAATAGGGAGTCCAACACCGTTTTAGACCTACTAGGTACGGAACCTAAAATAAGAGGTTTTAAGCTATCAATGGTAGCAAAAAAGTATCTCACAACCAGTGCTGCCTTCTCGGCAAATTATAAAGTAGCTCTAGAAGTGCAGTCATTTAGCCAAAATGCATCTCAAGCAGCAGAGGAAAAGGCCTTATACAGTACTCAGTTAGTAGCCAAGCTTCAGGAGTTGGCAGACTTAGAGGGTAGCCCTTCTCCTATGCAAATGGTTAGTAAGGCGCTAGGTAGCTCAATAAGAGGCAAAAAAATAAAGCAGCAGAAGTATACCTCTGGGGACTCTGCAGGCTATAAGAATAAGAAGAAAGGCACTAAGCCCCCGCGCCCTAACTACACTNCCNAGNNTNAGGGACACCAGGGGTAGGTTCACTTCACCCGCAGCGATACAAAACATAATCCAATCTCAGATAACTGAAAAAGTTAAAGAGAATATGGGNNAAGGCGGTTCACTAGTAAATAGAACAGGACGATTTGCAGAATCGGTTACTATTACAAATGTTACGCAAACTAGACAAGGGTCATTGACTGCTTTTTATAA